TTAATATGACCAACTTCACTGCAATAGCAAAGCTGCTTTCATTGCTACGGATGAATGGGGAAGGCGGCCAAATTGGTGGTTTGTCTATTGAATCACTTCTATTGGTGGCAGAAACACCCAGGACATTAGAAGAATTGACTCATCTAACAGGGGCACATAACGGTAGTGTTTCTCGTGCAATTCGTTCTATTACTCCGCAATGGAATAAAGAGGGTGAAGTAATACAAATGCCTCACCTTCATTTGTTGACCAGGAAGAAACGTAAATCACCTTTGACTGGCCATGAATACCGTTTGGCTAAAGGTGGTAAACAATTACTTCAAGAAGCAGGGCTGATTAAATAATGTACGTGATAACGATTATCGTTCACAAAACGACATAGAACACCTAGAAGTTCTAGTACATTTGATACATAGGGGCGTAATAGTCCCTTTTTTTTGTGTATTCCCTATTTACGAAATGTCCAGAACCGTGTAGATATATTAAATAGTTGATCTATGTTTGATGAAAGAGGGAATCATAGAGATAGCCGCATCTGTGATTTGTCCACACCCCAGAGGACAAAGGCACTATGCTTGTTATATTCATTTTCAAAAGAAAGGGCCTATCCTATGTATCAGCTCTACCGAAAACTATCGGGCGGCAAATTGTCGAAAAGATCCTTTTAATTCATGGATCTATCTAAACTTGCCGCTGCTCTTGAAACTGTGGGCTCATTGGCCCCAGGTAATTTTCCAGTTCATCATGCGCAGGTACTTCTCTTCATATCTGAAAAGGAGTCCTGCACGTACAGAGAGATAGAAAACAAATTTGATGTATCAAATGCTTCTGCCTCTCGTATCGTTCATTCACTAGGAATGAATGCAAGGCATCGTGAAACATGCCTCGGTCTTGTAGAGATCTATATCGACCCTGAAGAAGGAAGACGTTACAGGGTCAGACTTACTAAGAAAGGTAAGTCAGTGATCAGATCTTTGGAGGCTGTCTAACCCACAAACCACGACCAACCACGACCATGAAACGAACTTCATTAGGTGATCGGTTCACCATTAAGCAATGCTTTGATAAAGCAGATAAATATCAATGGAATGGACAGGTTGGTGCTAAAACAACCGTTCAAAGAGCATTAGAAGCTGTTAATTTTTTTAGTCCAGGGATGCCAATCGTTGATATAACTGCCAAAGAAATAATCAAATATAGAAACTTCCTTGCCAAAGAACTAAATAATTCTCCTGCAACCATTAATGCAAAGGTAAGCACCATCAAAGTAATGCGAGAAATGGCTGTTACTCATGGAGAAGTAAAAATTTTGCCTGAAATGCCTAAGAATTTACCTGTTGATAATCACAAAGATATTATTTGGGAAGATGTTGAACTTGGAGCTGTTTGCGAGGATTTAATGCAACGCAACAGGGAGGACATCGCAAGGTTCTTGGTCTTTTTATGTGAGATGGGCTGTAGACCTGTTGAGATGAGAAGACAAACTGCATCAGATTATAATTTCGACGAAAAAACAGTTACATTTTTTAAACGAGCACATGACAATAAAACCTCTAATAGAACACTTCCTCTCACACCTGTTGCCTTCGATATTGCTAAAAAACAAGTGAAACTTTTTTCACAAAACAAAGTATGGACAACGCCTGAGAGAGAATTAAATTATCAAGTCACAAAATCTTTAAATAGATGTGGAATTGAGAAAAGTTTTGTTATCAAAGCAACAAGACATACCTGTGGAACAAAACTTGGGAGACGAGGATGTACTAGTTTGGAAATAGCTGCTTGGCTTGGACACAGTTCGGAACAAATGTGCCAACGATATGTCCACATGCCACACGACCAGCACGCAAAGGCTTTTAATGCTTTGACAAGGTTACGCGCAGCTTGAGAAGGGGGTCTAGCAATCTGGTGAATGCACTGAACTCATAATTCAGCTAAGGCGAGTTCGATCCTCGCGACCCCCATTGCAACTTTGTTTGTAAACAATATTCGCTTCATACGACTGATTGAAAAATATGCAGAACCTCTATTCAAGGATAGAATGTAAACAACAAAGATCCCAGGCTATGACTAGCTTGGAACGAACTCATAACTCGATTATACATCGTCAACACCCTCGGAGAACAACTCATTCGATTGCAGTAACAGGGATAAGGGCTGGTCATACGCCCGTGTAACGAATAACTTGCATGTAAAGGTTATTTATTTAGCGTTTGACAGTTATAAATTCATTCGATGAACAGATTCAGCGACAGTTAATTGCTGAGTCCAGGGCCAAGGATTCTTTTGACTCAAATCAAAGGAGGCTAAAAGCTGTTGGGAAAGAGAGTGCTCTTTCTTATGGGCAGCATCTTTACAGTTCGTTAGTTGCTGATGTTGCTGATGCCTTAGATAAAACCTTTACGGAATATCTGCTTGATCCTGAGAAAGCAAGAATTAATGGAGCTGCCATTCCTTTCTTTGATCCATTTAAAAGTGTTGATCAAATTGCTTCTATTGCTTTAGTCGCAACGATTGACCAACTCAGCCGGAAACAAAGGCTTGCAGCTTTCTCACAGAATTTAGGAGCTGCCATAGAAAAAGAATGCAGGTTGATGAGACTTGAAGGGAAGAGCCCTGTTGAGTTACGTCATTTGATGAGGCAGGGAATCAGCCGGAACAAGATCAGCAGTACCCAAATAATGAGACAGCTTGGCTGTCCTGTCCCTGTCTTTAATGATTTAACCCGTCTACATATTGGCCAGTTCCTTTTAAATCACATCCTTCCAACAGGTCTTGTCAAAGTAGAGCTTCACAAGGTTGGTAAAACTACTCCCAGGTTTGTTCTACCGACTGAAGAAGTTGAAAATATTATCCGTGAATGCAGGGTTCATAAATACAGAACAGCTTATTCAGCAATGGTTTGTCCTCCTGAAAAATGGGAAGGACTGTATGGAGGTGGAGTTCTTGGAAATGAGGAATGCTTAATCCGAGTACCAATTCAAGATGCAGAAGAGAAAGACACAACTGCTATTGAGCATTACAGAAGAGCTGATCTATCTAAATACATTGCAGTTATCAATCATCTTCAATCGTGTCCCTTAAAGGTCATTCAAGAGATCGTTGAGATTCAAAGGATTACATGGGATAACGGATTTGATGGCCTTTGGCCTTGTGCCAAGATTCCTAAAGCTGTCCCTGAGAGATTAGGTAATAAGCCAAGTAAAGAAGATTTAAAAGAAAGGAATCGGATGGCTGTCATGGCCCATCGAGATCGAGAACAAAACAGACCAAGACGAATCAAGATTGAAAGATATATGCAACAGGCAGAAGAACTAGCAGGAAGGACTATATGGCAGGCATATCACAGTGACCATAGAGGAAGGATTTATACATCAAATAAATATTGCACCACTCAAGGGCCTGATTATGAGAAGTCAATTCTTGAATTTGAAGAAGCTTTACCTGTTGATGAGGCAGGTTTTGAATGGTTGCTAGCAGGAGCAGCAGGACATTACGGATATAGCCGATCACCTTGGGATGAACGTGTGCAATGGGGTGAAAAACATATTGAAGAGATGAAAGCCGTGGCATCTAACCCATTAGGAAGGGTTGAATTATGGAGAAATGCAAACGATCCTTGGCAATACTTACAGGCTTGTAAAGGTGTTAAAGAAGTCCTGGAGGAAGGTAAAACAGGGGTTCCAGTTCGCTTTGATCAGACCACTTCAGGGTGTGGAATATTGGCAGCCCTGTTGAGGAACAGAGAGATAGGCAGGTTATGCAATTTATATGGAGACACCCCTGCAGATCTATACAGCCTTGTAGCTGAGAAAGTTGTTGAAAGACTGACCCATGATCTTCAATTCGGAGAGCATAAAGAAAAGGCACTAGCAGGGCTTTGGCTGAAGAGAGGTATTTCTAGATCTCTTTGTAAGAAACCAATACTTGCAGCCCCATACGGAGGCTCCTTCATGTCTTTGTGCGATTCATTGGTAGAGAACTTGGATGAATACCTTGGTTACGTTCCTTTAGAAGACTTCACTTATGAGGTCGCAATTCCTTCCAAGTATTTAGCTAGTCATCTATGGGCTGAGATGAAAGAACATATTCAACCTTGCCTTGATTTAAAGAAATGGTTGATGCAAGTCACTAAAAAAGTGATGGCTAAAGGTCATCCAGTTGAATGGACAATGCCTAATGGTTGGCCGATGAAGATTGCAGACAGAGAACCTACAAAATCCATTGTTAAAACAATTTTATATGGCAAGAAAATTCATATTCATTTGAATGATCAACCAATTACTTCACGTTATTCATCAACACAAGCAAACAAAGGAATTGCTGCTAATTTCACTCATGCCTGGGACGCTACTTTTCTAAGTAACTTTTGTTACAGGGCCGTAGAACAAAACATACCAGTGATCACAAATCACGATTGCTTTGCTTGCCATGCTACCAATGCAGGCATGGTTCATACAATGTTACATGATACTTTTGGAGAATTATATGCACCTAATTGGCTAATAGGAATTAAGGAAGAAATTCAGTTGAACACAGGAATCTCTCTTCCTAATCTTCCTAAAATGGGAACACTTGATCCTGGAAAAATAGGAACTAACCCTTATTTATTTTCTTGAAATAACAACTTTGAATCATAGGACTTGCACAGGGGCGAAGAGTAGTTTACCTTTATGAAACACCCTATATATGGAGTCTTTTGGCCAAGGAATTAATCAAGACACCACAAGGAGAGATCCGTTGGTGCAAACTCTTAGGCGACGCACGACCAGCCTATGAAGAAGGAAAGCCTGATGAATGGACGGCTGAATTATTACTAGATGGCAGAGATAAAAATGTCATCGAGTGGACCGAAATGATGGAGCAAAAGTTCTATGAATTGCATGGAACTCAAGCCAAAAAGAATACTTATTGGTTCAACTGTCTTCCTGATAAAGAAGACAGTGCGAAGCTCGTCGTGAAATTCAAACTGCCTTGTTTCCCACGCAAAGATGGCACTGTGTCAGAAGGCCCAACAATTTACGATTCAAAAAGAGCTGCTTGGCCTGTCTCTACAGAAATCGGTAATGGATCAAGAGTAATTATTGCTTTTGATATTTACGCCTGGAACAACAAAGCAGGTGCAGGTATGACCTTGCAGCCAAAGATGATGCAAGTTATTGATCTTATTGAGTACACAGGAGGATCTTTACCTAAAGAAGATGATGTCTTCGAAGAAATTTCAGGTGGTTATTCAGTAGCCGAAGCAGAAGGTACACCAATCTGATGGGCGTTAAGACATCAGAAGTGATTCTGCCTTTACGTCCTATTTCAAAACCTAGACCTAGATCCTTTATGGGTCAAAGCCGACCATACAACGATCCTGTTTATAAGAAGTGGATCAAAAATGCCAGAGCACACATCACTGAGTTCTGGACTAGAGAACCACTTGATTTTGTAAACAATTTGCATATCAGTTTTCGCGGCCCTGCTCGTGGAGATCTTGATAACAGAGCTGGATCAATTCTTGATGCAGGTAATGGTCTGATTTGGAAAGACGACAACGTAAAAGTTATCGGGAACATGACACTTCAATGGCATCACACAAAGGAGAAAGAAGCACACATCATTCTCCATATCACATGGGAGGAAGATGAATGATTCCTTGTCCTCACTGTGGTCACGACAAAAGCACTGTTCGTGAAGTCCAAAGCAAAACACAAAAACTAAGGCGTTATCGCATTTGTAAAAAGTGCGGTAAGTCCTTTACTACCGAGGAATTTCTAGCTGTCTTTGCTGGTCAATCCAGAGGTTTAGTTGTTGACAAACCTCCAGGGGAGGGAGATGGGTGAATCCCGTTTTATTCGTCACGATTCTTGCCCCGACTGCGATAGCTCTGACGCTTTGGCGATCTACTCGGACCACACGTTCTGTTTCGCCTGCCAAAAATTCACGAAAGGAGAAACCCCTGAAAAAGCTCCCAGACAGGAACCTATTCGGCCAATGAAACCGCTTGAAGATTTAGCTCCTTGGGAATCCGATCATTATCGGGGAATACCTAAACGTGTACTTGATCAATACAACATTCTCAAGACAGACAAGGGAGTTGCTTTTCTTTATCGAGATGACTCAGGAAAAAACATTGCAGTTAAACAAAGATCTAATGAGAAAAAAATCTCCTGGAAAGGTGACGCAAAATCAGTCGCAGGGTTTGGTTCACATCTCGCAAATCCTTCCCACCATGATGCAATCGCTATATGCGAAGGCGAGTTCGACGCACCCTCAGTCTATGCCGCCACCAGTGGAAAAATAGTTGGAGTCTCTGTTCCAAATGGAGCACAGAATGCAGCTAACTTTGTAAAAAAGAAGTTCAATTTCTTCAGTCAGTTCAAAGTTATTTATGTCTGCACTGATAACGATGATCCAGGTAATGCTGCTGCTGATGATCTCGTCGCTCTCTTTGAACCAGGCCAAGTTCGTCGTGTTGTCTTTCCTAAGAAAGATGCCAATGACACCCTTCAAGAATTAGGTGCTCATGCTTTAAAAGAAGCAATTTCTGCAGCTAAAGAGTTAAGACCTGATGGAATTAAACCTGCCTCTGCTTACGCAGGGATAGCAAAGAAACCACCAGATCGAAGAGCAACAAATTGTGCTTTTGGTTTCTGGAATGACAAGACACCTTTCTATGACAACCAACTCATCGTATTAATTGCGGGGTCAGGCATTGGTAAGACAACCTTTGCAAGGGCGTTGGCATTACATGATATGGAGAGAGGTATAAAAGTAGGCTGGATTGGATTAGAAGAGACAGCAGAAGAAGCAGTTTTTCGCTTCGTTGGAATGGCCTCTGGTTTGCAGCTTCACGCTCGACAAAACTATGCAGGACTAACTGATGAACAAGTTCAGAACATCGCACAAGCTGACAAGTTTGTTACGGGTTCTGGAAACCTTGAGTTGTTTGATCACTTTGGATCTCTTGATGAAAAGGTCATCCTCCAAAGGATGAAGTACATGGTTATGAGTCTTGGTTGTCAGCATCTCTACCTTGATCATCTAACGATTATTGGTAGTGGTTTGGCTCAAGACACAAGACATTTGGATTCGATGATTACAAAGATTAGAAGCTTCATTGCTGCTACTAAATGCACAGTGTTCGCTATCAGTCATCTCAATCGTTCTTCTAGTGGAGAAAATTTTGAAAATGGTAGTTCACCAGAGCTACATAACATTCGCGGTTCACATGGAATTGTCCAGTTATCAGACACGATTTGGGCCCTCTCTAGAAAAAGAGGAGAGCATACTACTCACTCCCAATGCTTGAAAAATCGAATGTTGGGACGGACTGGGTATGCAGGCTCATTTCACTTCGACGAACAAACCCAATCTCTAAATCACACATGGGAAGACCAGGCCATCCCGTTCTGAATTGGAATCAACTCAGAAAAGCACAAGCTGTTTACTTCTTCTTTGGTTCTACCTGGAAGAAGGCAATGGTAACTGAAATTTATCCAACATCTTGCACCATTATTTACAAAGAAAATGAAAGAGACTATGCCAAACGAGTCGCTGATCTCGAAAATATACGCTCCGTTCTTGGATACGACTCTGTTGGAAATGACACCTCCGAAAAAGACTCCAGTGAAAGTAAGTCAGGAGACGATCAAAGCCATGATCATTGACGCTAATGAGTCTTACTGCGATGAGTTTGATAAAGGTAACAAGCTCAAATCTATGTGGTGGGATGGCTATTTAGAAGCCCTTCATAGGATTAAGGACTATCACGAAAAATGACTTCTACTTCTTGGCGAGAAGAACAACTCAAAGCTATTGATGATCGGATAGCTGAACTAAAACTCCTTAAAGCAAAACTAATTCTTGCGAAACAAAACCATGACCGAGCCAAAACTGATCTATGACGTAGAGCCTGATCTTTATCGTTGCGCCTCTAGCGCGGAATATGAAGTTGAGTTCTCTCCAGATGTCTGGACTTATCAATGTCGTATCACTGAAGCCAAAGATGCCATCACCTCAGAAATCGAACGTGTTCAATCATTTGCCCCCAACCATGAAATATTCCTGGCCGTGGGTGACAGGACGAATTACCGCTATTCGGTCTATCCCTTTTACAAATCAAATCGACTCAAATACAGAAAACCTGCAGGGTATTCAGCACTACGGAAGTGGCTTAATAAAACATGGCCCATCCTCACGTTACCCAATGTCGAAGCCGATGATGTAGTTGGTATTTCTTATGAAGAAGATGACGTTATCTATTCAAGAGATAAAGATCTGAAAACTATTCCTGGAATCCATATTGATTCAGAAGGTTCTCTGCAAGAGATCTCTGAGTGGGAAGCTGATTTGTCTTTCTATACACAGGTTTTAACTGGAGATGCTTGTGATGGATACCCAGGCTGTCCAGGTGTAGGTCCAAAAACCGCAGCCAAGATCATTGCAGGGGCTACTGATCAGCATGATTTATGGGAACTCGTAAAAGCTACTTATATAAAGACAGCAAAAAAGAAACCAGAGGAAACACCTTCTGTTTTAACAATGGCTAGGTGTGCTCGGATTCTTAGAAATGGAGAGTATGACCACGAAAATGGAAAACCAATTCTATGGCAACCTCCATATCCAAGAGAAGTATTTATCCCAAATTTCCACGACTAACAATGCCAACCCCCAGATACAAAATTAACGATCAAGTTAATAAAAAAATAAACACAGGCGTTTATTTAGCAACAGGTGCAGCAGTGGGTACGGTCATTGAAGTAAAGGACAAATACAACGTAAGGAATCGTATTTCTTATTACTACGTTGTTAAATGGCCTGACGGTAGAAGATCAGAACATGCTCAACACATCCTCGTTCCAGCTCCCTAGCCCTTTTTCCTCTTCTCCTCTTCTATGTGAAGACCAGTGAATAGGCAATGGTAAGGGTGAGAAGGATCTGATCGGCCTGATTTTTCATATAGATCGTTCTGATATTTCACACGATCCATATTATTTTTTAACTCATTATTCATTTCTTCGTTTTCATTAAACTTCGCTCAATCAGGGCCACTGCTCCATCGTCGAGTGTGTTATCTGTTGACTTAGCTAACGCATGTAATAAATCAATGATTAGTTTTTTAGTGCTTTCGCTTTTAAGAAAAGCAAAAAGAATTGGTCGTACTAAAAGAAGCATAAATAAGTTGCACTTATCATTAGAATAGTAGCTACATGGCCGTAGAGCAATTATGGATGAACAAGAAGACGTTAAGAGTAGCGAAGAGAAACCATCCCTATTAGCAAGTGTTTTTTGCAGTATTATCATGGTCTGGTGCTTGGGGGTCATATCGTATTCATATCTTTCGCCTAACACAACCCGTGTCATAGACACGACTTTTGCGGCTGGTTTATTATCGCAAGTGCTTTCGACAGTAACAGGAATTAAAGTTAAAAAACCTGGCAGTGGGAATGGTAACAATAAGAAAGATAAAGTTATACTAGACAATAAGACTACGACCACGACGAACAAATGATTAAACCATTTGTCCTTTTTCTTCTTTTAGCTGCACCAGCTCAAGCTGAAATACGACACTCCATAGTCTCTTCGGCTCAGATAACTGTAGGAGCCGCTTCAACAAGTTCTACCAGAATGCCAAGTACCTACAGCATTTCTGGCAGTGGGGTTGACACTGCGATTGGCGATAATGCGGGACAGCTATCTGCAGGAACAATTACGTCGGGAGTGTATAACCCTGGCACAGTAGTAGGAACACAAAACGCTACCGGAGGCGAGAGTTTTAGCTTTAGTCAAAGCTACATCCAAGGCGATGCTGTTCCTACATCTGCTCCTACGGTTGGAACTGTTGGAAACTTCAGCGATCAAACAAGCACGAAAGGGGGTACAGCAGGATCATTAGCTGGTGGAGTGACATCGGCTGGTGTGATCACTCTCACGGCGGGAGGTGAAAATTCTACGGCTATAGGAAGTATAAAAAGTGAGATATTAATTGATTAAATTAACGCTACTAATTATATCATTAATAGCAGGTCAAACCGTAGTAGCAGCCCCATTAGTACCTCAATTTAGATCAGGAGAAATGCGTGTTTCTAGCACTAGCCAATCTGTACTGACGGAGACAGTGACCAGCCATTCATTCAACACAGGATATACATATTCCTCGTCTGGAATGAATATCAAACCAAAAGAAGGAACTGTTATTAATCCTTCTGCAACATCCACCACGACCCAAACAATTAATGGAGTTAATTACAACTGGACAAGTCCTCAAATGGAGACTATTCCGCAATGGCAAATAGTCAACGAGGCCGCCCCATTTTCTCTAATCGAACATGTAACTTCTCCAGGGTTGGAGAATATAACAACAGTTTCTCGTACTGTCGAGACAACGCAAACAAGCGAATCAATAAGTATCTTCGGTCAGTAGCAATTGTATTATTAATAGGGGGTCAAACTCCTGTTATGGCCAATACTACTGTAGCTTCTCCAAGCTCTAATTCTAGCGGGGTCGTCAACAACAATGCTACGCAAATCGTACCAGGAGCGTGGCCTGTTTCGAGGTATTCTCAGGGAATACAATGTGTCAGTCCTTCCATTACTTTCTCACCATACTTGGTTGATTCCCATAGCTTTGCAAGGCCCAGAGAGACAGTGACGAGGACACCAATCTATGACGATGATACGGGAGACATTAAGTATTACTCAGAGATACCAAGATTTGAGAAAGATAATTATTCCTTTAATTGGGGTGCATCCCTGCAATTTAATATTCCAATTGGAAAGGGTGTAGATCTTTGCCACCAATCTGTACGAATGAATATCAAAAATCAAGAATTGCTATACAAGAAATCTACGCTTGAAATTTCACTCCATCGACTCAAGGTCTGCGCCGAGCAGTTCAGACTGGGTGTTCGCTTCACTCCAGGCAGCCCATCAGCAGTGACTTGTGAAGATATAGAACTCTATCCAGTTCCAGGAGTTGTTGAACCTCATACTCACCAAATCACTTTCGAGACTCCCTCTGATTCTTCTTCCTCTCAGAAACAGAAAGAACCTTAGTCTTTTTACCAATTAGTTTTTTAGCTCTATTGATTAACTGTTTAAATGCTGGCTTGAGAATCTTATTGAGGATGGTTGGTGTAAGAGCAGCAGCCGAAGTAGCTACAACTGTGATGCCAAAAGTTGTACTAACAGTCGTTAATTTTGGAACGTACTTATCTACCCATGTAGTTTCAGAATAAATCTCTATACATTTCTTATCGACAATTTTATGACCGATTACTTTCTCCCTAGATTCAGAATTTCTTATATCGCCTACCCGTAAATTAGTTGGCCCTGGACATTCAACTGGAATTTCTGGAATGACAGGTTTCTGATTAGCAGACTTAGGAGTTTCTTGTTTTTTTGATGATTTTAATTTGTCCTCAACGATCCTTATATCCTTCGGGTTCCAATCCATTGGATAAAAACTAGGGATTCCAGCATTACCATCACAGGTTGTATAGACCCCATTGGGATCTGTGACTAAAAGTTGTGGTTGTAGATTCTGATCTCGATGTTGATAACTACAACCTGGAACTTCTATATCTAAATGATTAGGCTGACGATGAACTCTTATCGAGACATCGGGGATATAAATTTCTGGTATCTCTGGTATCTCGCTCATATAATTCCCCGTGACGAATCTGCTGTCTTCTTACCTCTCGACAATGAGAGCATTGACAGTCCACTAAAACTTAGGTGGTGAGAAGCTTTTGTTTGGTGCAGGCATCGCTGGCCCTGACAAGTTAGGAAGCTCAATAGATCCAGTAACTTGTTCTATTAGATTTTGTTTTAAGGTGTCCTTATTATTTTGGAACCAAAAGTAGCCATAAGCACCAGAACCAAATATAGCTAGTAGTCCAACACCACTAGCTATTGCTATTCCATCAATTACTTTTCTCATATAATGCCATTTTTTTAAGTACTCTTGGTATATTTAGTCACATTGATCCATCTATTACTATTCCATCTAGATGCACCTGTAACAACAGTACCTGATGAAGCAATATGTTTTCCTTGAAACTTAATCGTTAATGTACTGTTATCATCAAATGTTGTATTCATAGCATCTATAAAATATTTCATGTGAAGGTGTTGAATTATTTCATCAGTTGCTTCATCATCATTTCTATACCAAGCTTTATGAGTATCACCATAAGCTGTGTTTGTACCATCAGAAATTTTTAGCCGACCATACATTCCACCATGGTTTATACCATCACTTTGTAAGGCAATACCAATAGGTAAACAAGCCTCTATAACAATTAAATTTCCTCTCTTATAACTCATAGTACGGTCAACGTTATCAGATGTTATATCGTCCCAAGTGGAAGTATTAGACATATCTCTTGCTGCCGTTGAACTTCCATAAGTTATATCACTGAGAGCAAAATTATTTTCTAAAGTCCACGCTCCTGATAAAACCCCTCCAGTGTTAGATGTTTCAAGCTTTTGCCCACCATTGAAAGATAGCTTGACGGCTCCGTTTGCGGTTGCACTTATTGCTGTTTCAGTTGCTGCTACTTTTACTTCAAAAGAGTCATTTGCGGCAATAAGAACATCATCACTTGTACCACCAAGAGCTTGTAAGTTTAAATCACCAGTTATAGTTTTTATAATTGCATCATTCCCATCATGCGATATGGATAAATCATTACTTGCACCAAACTGAGCTTCAACGCTATCTCCAAATTGAAGATTGGCATCTAATACTTCTATATGTTCAGCACCAACTGCATCATCTGCAATCTTTGCTCCAGTAACTGAGTCAGCTTCTAGACTTACTTTGGCTGTGTTAGCTGTTCTTTCTGTATTTATAGCGTTAGCTAATTTGTCAGTGGTAATAGCATCATCAGCAATACCGCTTGTTTTAATTTCTGTTAATGCCATTAGTCTGCTGCCTCCGCTGTGTTACCTTTTGATACCCATTCTAGGTAGTCTTGGTAGTCTTTGTTTCCTGAATCAAATGGTATTTGCCAACCATCTGATCTAATAACAGAGTTGTCTACTCCATCCAATCCTTTATGTAATTTGTAAGTATAAGTCATAGTTCAGAGTCGAATTTAATACAAGCAGTAGCATCGTTATGGGTACTAAGAATCACAGGAACACCAGCCACCATCCCACTGGAAACTCTTGCATACATAAAACTACTAGATGTACCATTATGATATATACCCATTGATGTTATTGATACACTACTAACTCCAGAACCGTTTGCTCTAAAGTTACCAGTATGTGAAAACGATGGTGGATTTCTTAAAGAGGGTCTAAAATCTACTGCCCAATATGCTTCTTGCGTACTATGACATGCTACACAGGAACTAACTAGTGGAGTATAATTATCTGATGTTGGTGATTCAGGAAATTGTTGATAATATCTTTTACACCTAGCTAATTCATCACCATACGATCTATGTTCAAAGTCAGTGGCAACGTCTCCTACTTCTAACTGAACGCCTGTAAATTCAAATGTTGCATTAGAAGTTGTCCACCATGTAGACGTATAATCTGGAAGTTTATTAGCAGCATTAAAAGCAGCCCAAGTATTTAAACTATGACCTGAAGTTGTTAGATCTGTGCCTTGAAAAGGAAATATCCCAACTCCTAAACCAAGTGTATTGTCGTTATCAAAAGCTAAAGAACTATCTCCAGGGATTGTATGAGTGATTTTTGTCCAAGTATCTGCTGTTAAATTACTTCCTCCATTTGATACTTCAAAGGAGTACATTTTTTGAATAGATCCACCTTGTTTTGTATATAAGAAACCATAAAACTTTTGAGCAACACTAGATTTAACCCAAAAAGAAATAGTCAGCTTGCTGGATGAAGACGCATAATTCCAACCACTTTGAGAAATGTTTTGAGCTTCTATATACTGATATAATTCAAGATAATCACCAGCATCAGGGCCACTTTGACCAGCATTTAAAATATGGTAAGAGTTTCTAAATCCTTTTTCCCAAGGGCCAGTATCACTAGATGTAAGAGCGTGGTGTGACTGCGTAAGAGCAGCGTTCGCACCTCCTGCATTCATTTGCCATCTATCTACAGTCTTATAACCTGATGAACCACTTGATGAACCATATTGATTACATTGCAATGCCCCATTAATTATCAAATTTCTGTTGCTTCTATTAGTAATCTTTGCCGTACACGTTCCATCGGTTGCCAAGGTAACAGCATCACTTGATGCTCCTGTGTGGCGTATTGCGTTTACTTTTAATTGGCTCATAACTTCACCTCCTTAATTTCGTCATCAGTGGGTTTAGTAAGACTTGGATGTTTCCAAGATTGAATAAAAGCTCCTTTCCCATCTGAATTATCTTGCAGAAAAATTGTCCCTTCTATTGGATGAAAGTCTTTAGCAGTAAGAGATGCGTAAATTTTCTTGATCCGTAAAGAAAGTGTTCCGTCAGTAATCATAATCCCCTCACCCAATAACCTGAAAACTCATTAGCACTCCAAGTATTACCATCGAGAAGGTTTTTACTTGATCCTGATGCTTGATATATCATTACATCAATGTAATCTGAAGATCCATTCATAGCTACTAAGGTTGTTAATTGTAAGCCATTTGTATTGCCACTAGATTCTGCGTCAAATTCTATGTTTGTCCATCTAGAACCATTCTTTCGTATATTAAGACTTGTTCTACCAGTTATAGAGTCAAGTTGAGCTATAGCATGGATATGATAATAACCTGCTAAATTTGGTGTAAATCTAGAAGTACTTGTATCATAGCAACTATGTGAATCCCATTTCTCATTAGCATAAGGAACAAGTGTATTAGTATCATTTGCAACTGCTGACGAACCACCTCTTGCGAAAAAAGTTGGTCCGTAAACACTACTAACTATAGTTCCATCAGCATTACTAGGTAGATATAAAGTTCGATCAGAAGCAGGGTTAGATTGCGGAGCTGCGATGCTCACGCTATTTCCTCCGCTGTGAGGTAATTTAAGACTTCCCATTAGCCTGCTACCTCCATAAGAATGATTGATGAAGAACCTGTAATGTGTTCACCTGAACTTGCTGTATGTGGTCTGTTAATAGTGCAGGGTTTATCTCCATCCCAAAGGTAGACATAAATTTTATAATCTATTGCTGATGTTGTACTAGGAGTATCTACAAATTGAATTGACCTGCAATCTGTATGTGTTGCTAAGTTTTGATCATATAAACCACCTACTGCACCTTGAGTTGAACTATTACCTGCATCAGCTCCAACCGCAACAGTATCAGCATAAGAAGCTCCTCCAACACTTCTCATTACTTTAAAAGCTGCACCTTCTCCAACAGCTTCGTTACCTGCTGTCAAAGTAGCCATAACTAAAATTTTACTAGATGTCGCTACTGGCGTTATTTGTGTAGTAACGGGAGTAGCGTGAAAACCTCTTGAAGAATATGATTCTGTAATAGCGGTATAAATGAAAGATTGTGTTTGAATTATTTCACCTGCCGAATATGTTCTTTTTGCCTTTGTAGCTGCACCAGCAGCCAACATATCTGTATCCACTATTCCATCAGGTAAGCCGCCTACAGCTAAACCAGAGATTGTATTTGTATTTCCGTTGATCGTGATTGCCATAATTACATACTATAAGAGTTCTGCATGTGTGTAAATGTTTAGCTTATAGCTAAGACACCATTGATGGTCAATGTTGCGCTAATGCTCAAAGGGCCAACCGCATGTGCTCCTTTCCCTGAAGCTATCGTGTAATTATTAGTGATCGACTGATCGTTTTCATACAGACAACCATCTGCTGTAGTTGAAGCGACACCTGTTAAAGACGAGCCATCACCTGCGTATGAGGTTGCAGTGCAAACCCCACTAATAGTAAAGCCACCACTTACCGTTTCCGCTTTTTTAGTCGCATTATGATGAAGCTCCACGGCCCCACCATTCCATGCCACAATACCAGCAGCATCACCAGGTTTAATATTAATTACACCAGATGATTGAAGATCTAAATTTTGATTTGTGCTATCAATAATACTGGTTGCACCATTTGAGAATATTTCTAGATCATTTCCTGTACCAAAACGTGCCTTAACTGAATCGTTGAAGTCAACACCTGTAGCACCACCTACCCCTGCTGGTACATCTGCCCAAGTTAAACCCCCACTATTTCCAGACTGAGCTTGAAGGTAGTAACCATTAGTCGGTGAATTACTAATCTTTAATTTCTCTTCGCTAACTACATTGCTTTGGATTGCAGCTTCAACAACGCTATTGGTGGCAGGGACATTAACTGAAGTAGCTGATCCAATTAAGGTGACAAAAAGAGATGAACCACTTGGCGGTGCAGTACAGAATTTAATTCCATTAGTTCCCTCTAGATGGAAACCTTCATTGCTTGCACTCCAGCTACCTGAGTTTGGTTTTTGTAGTACTCCATTCAAGCTGACTAATAGCTGTCCAACGCTGGTGATACTCGCACCACTTCCACCATCTCTTAAATCGTAAGAAACAATATTCCCATCAAACGTAGGAGATCCAGATGTTGCCCCATCAGGAACAACAGTTAATAATTTATAGTCACCGACTGAAGTTACTGCTGCATAATTAGATCCGTCATAGACCTTCATTATGTTTGAGCCTTCATCGAACCAAAGATCACCTTCTACTAAGGCCGTACCGTCAGGTTGTTGAGTAGGCGCACTTCCATTAACTTGATACCTTTGATTAAAGTCAGTGACTAATGTTTGAGCAGCAGCGACACCGGCTTCATCAGTTAAAAGACGATGATAAGTATAAGTATTTAAAGTGGTTGTAGTCTGTACTAACAACCCCTTTGCGGCTGCAATTGTAGTGCTATGTAAAGTAGAAGGGAAACCATTAATTGTTACTGTTGCCCCTCCTAATGTTCTCCCTGTTGTGCTAACACCAGACCCATTAACAACAACTCCACCAGCATCGTCTATCGAGATAATTGTGCCAGCATCATCATTTGGATCAGGGTTTGTATTAGGGAATTTAAGCTCATCATCTATTGGATAAAAACCACCAATATTCTGCAATAGTGCAACTATCTGATCGTTAACAGCTTTTGCAGTTGGCAGTTGAACATCTGTTGAACTTCCGCTAACTGAAGTAACAACACTCTTGCCATCTAATAAATTTAATTCATCAATATTAGACGTAAGTGTTTTACTGCTATCACCTAAGATAGAAGCCGTAGCACCTTGCATCCCTGCAAGTGTTGTTAGCTCAGAATCAAGTGGTTGCTTATTCGTAATCGTTCCAATATTTGTTTTCTCTGCATCGGTGATTCCATTAGTGTCACTATTACTCTCGTAAAGAGACTTGATCTCTGAAGCAGTTTGATCATCCTTTGCATTGCTCTCACAAGATGTGAGCTTTGTTTTCTCTTCGTCGGTGTAAGCGTTGGTATCTGACTGAGCCTCGTATAAAGATTTTATTTCCGAACCTGTTTGATCGTCTTTGGAATTTGTTTCGACATTCTCAAGTTTGGTGTAATGAGCAGAAGACATGCTTCCTGCATTAGACCCAGAAGAAGCTTGTAACTTTGATCCTGATATTGCAGCACTAGCATTAACATCACCATCAACAATTGTTCCGTCTAAGATCTGGGCAGAGGCTATGCTACCAGTACGTTCTAGGTATGCTTTTGTTACTGCATCTTGTGCAGCAGTTGGATCGCCTACTCCTGTTATCTTATTTGTCCCTAACTGAAGATTCCCTGTCATTGGCAGGGTTCCATCTCTCTTGAAATAGTTTGCCGTTAGAACAGCTACATCGTTAGTTGCTGTAGTAGATGCAGTCTCAGAAGCAATAGCTTTTGTTGCACTTAAGTCTTGTCTATCTTGTGTCTCCTGGACAACGTATAAGTTCTGTAAGTCAGCATTATTTAAAGCTTCTGCAGTTAAGTTCGATCCATCTTGCCAAGTAGAAATTTGAGAGCTATCAGGCGTTTGCCTCTCAATCATTAACTTGGTTCCATTCGGCAAATTATATGGCTGTCCTGTTGTTGTTCCTGAATTAAGTGTTGAACCTATTAATTGAATACTTTTATCAGCAGTCCAGTTGTAATCAGTTCCTGAAACGAGCGTAGAAGCTTGAGTGTTTGCAAGTATATCTCGCGTATAAAAGAGCTTTATATGGTCTTTAAGAATGTAGTTAAAAGTGAAGGTGTAAGTATGAGTGCTACCGTTACCTGTCTTTTCTTCAAATGAAAATGCCATTACATCTCTGGAGAACTACAAGGCCGTAGCCCCTATTCTGCCTTGAATCGTGATTTTCTGCTAGTAATCTTTATTTAATCTAGTTCCCGTAGAAAGCACTCTCTGCAATAGCTTGATCTCTTTGGATGTCATTCAGCACATCAGATTCAACTATTGCTTTTAATCTCTCTTGATAGTTTTTAGCGTGTGGATGGTCAGATAAAAGAACTTTCCTTGTCGCTTTATCTACATAAAAATCTTTCAAGATCTTTAATACCTTTGCACCTGGCTGATTACGAATTTGTTCACGAGTTAAATTTTTATTATTAATAGAAAATCTACCTTCATCAAGTGTCTCAAGTCTTTGCCAAGCAGGACTTTCAATAATATGATTCATTGCTTCTCTTACGGTATTACCTCGTACTGCCTCATCTAAAACTTGAATGATGTCAATCGTTGTTGATTCATCTATTACTTCA